ATCATTATTTTAGTGAATTTGGTGAGCAATTGGATTGCACATTTCGCAAGAAGAATCCTGAGGCGTCAGGTGGAAAATTTGTTGCAAGGGTACACATTTGTACTACACATTTAATTCCAGATTCTGATCTGCGAGTCTGTTACATTCCAAATGGAGGCTCATTTAAAAATCTTGTCAATTTCTTTCCAACCAGTGAGATGCCATCTGTGCCATTTCGCATGACGTGGAGAAAGAAAAATGGTGAGATGATAAGAGCTAAGGGAGTAACCGCTCCTGGTATTGTGCGAACTATTCACGATTTTGTGGGTGGTATGTACCGCAATTTGACTATTAATACGTTTGATGGTATGTGCGGTGCTACACTCATTTCTGACACGAATGGATCCGTGATTTTGGGAGTGCATCTTGGTGGTACAGCTGGTACACCAGTCGGATGCTATGGCAGCGTAACACAACAGAAATTATTGACAGCTTTTAATGATCTTCGGAAGAAGGAAGGCGTCATACTTTCTGGTGAAGCTGGTAAATTTGAAACCACAGTTCTCGGTGTTCAGGTTCTGAAAAATGAACCCTTGCATAAGAAAAGTGCGTTGAATTATTTACCAGAAAATTCGCAAGTAGAATATTTTGGTTCTTGTCCTGGTCGATCTTTGACTAAAACGGATGTTAAGGTTACACCAATTAGTGAGCATGTCACTGATGTTTGTGGTGTACCTAATATCTACAGAGGACCAAAATTAAATCCCGATTGGTATGGATGGCAAACGTGTTTAGCCAATTTGGCTGTGCCTGCTCACCCGTATCCACACACATTGTTGGAGATAGCAGTTAAGGATTACAAGGAACCACTTTTGATTATTTTCCGTGATCAAATGTGGCGCACTTCAAGGCCATTGACTGATCACGAGAATTTGTGTGGTATACCGGGTAAGAAATTCATGGATGCAATCAAATTGAATACTTCTGTTGGATTTCCCTTGTCAGGTCCTAAACGAGATCATGTTATTGAATTGGAGCCTACTGAAGAGTGGCCAAACAATCGTGTTCTTGAAAAGGAGTTGATGGATGAAATCGTGCGCATTGAGAATTGTTATAAACGTGGTGAACGTGGATATCCAATTGCCAAGGCGTGCAAGAAGGATGAAATTTTGACCAAAGACAAGTGCAGAATCTTTTATGGTAATGCACTATCTTTGACATATCTCATCCGGAAGTATTATTTGCCTATTTTGCGTGTTTTGCAAATGAATCCTTTGGTTTCTGAATGTGCTGTTGGTATTAATTCACATGGCCCTGAGTGGGAAGAATTTCACCAACATGCTACAAAATTTGGAATGGATCGTTTGTTTGGCGGTGACTATGGCAAATATGATCAAAAATTGCCATCACAACTGATCTTTGCAGCGTTACGTATTCTCATTGATTTTGCAAGAGAATGTGATTATTCTGATGAAGATATTCGTGTGATGGAAGCAATGACTGGCGATATTGTGTTCGCTTATATTGCTTTCAATGG